AAATGCAGCTACAGGTAGCTTGGCAGAATAGCTATAACAAGAAAGTTAGCTTAAAGTTTGCTCTTGGTACTAGAATTATGATTTGTGCTAACGGAATGGTTAGTGGAAATTATGGAAGTTTTAAAAGTAAGCATGTAGGTGATGTACAAACAGTAGCACCTGCAAGCATTGTAGAGTATATTAGAAAAGGATCATCTGCATTCTCATCTTTACAAAAAGATAGAGATTTATTTAAGCAATACGAAGCTACTGATCAAGTTCAGGCAGAGCTATTAGGTAGAATGTTTATCCAGGATGATCTTATAACTTCTACACAACTTAACATTATCAAGAGAGAGTTGGTTAATCCAACTCATAACTATGGTGCTGATGGAAGTTTGT